AACGCTGAATTTTTTATCGTCTTCGGCTTTATCGGTGTATTTTAAAACAACCTCATCAATTTCACGAATCATATCGGATAGCCAAACTATCCATTTAGCCGCCTGTGTTTTATCAATACCAAGTTTTTCGATATTACCTGAAAGCTGCTTATCGGATTGAATCATTTGTTTGGCAAGACTGAGTTCGTAACTAGAATCGTCTTCTTTTTTTGATTTATCTTTTTGCTTAAATTCAAAAATATTAGACATGTTTATTTCCTCTTACAAATTTTTTATTCATAAAAGGAAATAAAGCAAGGTTATTTGGGTTTAGCGGCTTCTTCTAGGAGTTGTTTTAGGGATTTACCTATAGACTTTTTGCCTTTTGATTCAATCGTAGCCGAATGTTTTTCTTCTGCATGTTGCATTTTTTGCTCATGCTGCTCTTTTTTCATTTTCATTTCTTGCTCATGCTTTTCCTGCATTTGTTTTAATTGCTCTTCACTCTCGTTTTGCTCGTTTTCAGTCTGAGCTTGCTCGCCTTGTTGTTCATTTTGCTGTTGTTGCCCACCCTGCTGTTGCTGAGCTTGCATTTGAGTTTCCATCTGCTGAGCTTGCATTTCTAGCTGCTCTGTTTGCAGCTTCATCTGCTCTGCTTGCATTTGCGGAACTTTGCCTTTTTGTTTTTGATAAGCGTCGTTAATTGCTGGATCAATGAAAAAATCAAATTCTGGTTTTTTTAATGCATCTTTTTCTTTAAAAAAATAATGTCTTAACTCAGACATTTTCATGTATTTAGCAACAGATTGATGAAAAATGGGCGATGTTGGCACGTCACCACCAAAAGGAAACACGTCCAGCCGCTCGCTGTCGGACCAAATTTTTCCAAATGTACCAGAAGTTTGTAGCTCTTCTTTGTAAATAGCTAGATCGGCTTCTTTAGTGTTTTGGCCTAAACCAATAGGCTCTAATCGAAGAATGTCTTTTGATTGAGGAAACGAATCTGCAACTAGGTCATTAAGCAAATCGAACAAAGTTTCCATAAGCTGACGGAGGCCGCGCTCTTCGCCTTGGACAATCTGCTCTTGTTTTCCAGCATCGCCCATAGTTGGTTTGGCGGAATCAAGGGCACCAAAGCCAATTTCTTGTGGGGAAATTTGGAATGCTCCACAAACAATCATTAAAACGCGTTGATATAAATTATTAAATTCAAGATCTTTGGCAGTAATGTTAAGCGGCACAAATTCTACGTCAATTGGACCAGCAACAATTGGAATAGTAGCAGAGTTATCATTTCGAGCTACATAATTGCTGAAAAGTTTTCTAAAAGCTTCCGCTTGCTCTGGGCTTACTACGCCGGTTTCTTGTGTTTTAAGGTTAATAATACCTTTAGTCGCTAAACCCTTAGTAAAAGAATTCTGGAGGTATTGTTGAGCATAGAAATGCATCGAAACGGCATAAAAAGCCTTTTCGATTGGTGCCATTGGATAACCATCAAGGTTTTCATGTGCTTGTTTTTGAAGATAGGTGACGACCAAATCATCTTCCGTAAAGAATGCTACGTTTTTACCATCAATTCTTTGAACATATGCAATTGGGCGACGACCTTTTTCGATATTTTTATAATCTTTTAGGTCATCTTCTGATTGGTCTGCAACATCTCTATCGTTACCAGACAAAGCTACATCTGCTTGGTCTAAAACTCTAAAAATAGACTCAACCGGAACTGGACGGAAAAGAACAGGCACACCTTCTTTACTTCTAATTATTTGCGTAGCACAACGACCATAGACGAGTAGGTTGCGCGATTGAGCGCCTAAAAATTCGGCTAAATTACATGTTTTAAACGTAGTATCAGAGCCTTGGAACACATGGTCAAGAATTGACCTATTGGTTGAGCCGCAGTTTAAAACATATTTAAAAATTACATTTGAAAGCTCTGTACGAAATTTGATTTCCTCTTCTTTTTCTTGTTGGGAAATCATACTATCAATTTGAACAGGGATTACTTCTCGCAAAACGAATCCACGATCATATTTATTTGCAGATTTTCTTCCAAACGACATGGATTGGTTAGCGCGGGTGTCAATGATTAACGAAATTATGGAGTCGTAATATGCTAACTCACGCAATTCCTTATCGGACATGCGCCCTTTTTTCTCAAAAAGGCTATTTGAACTAGCATTTCTAGATTCTAGACTAAATACAGCTTTGCTTTGTTCAATTTTATCTTTAATAAGCTCGTTGTCTTCGAGCGGTTTGACTGATTTTGATAAATCATCAACATAAAAGGAGACTTCCCCTTTTTTATTTTTCTTCAAAAAGTCAAAAAGTCCCATCTTAACACCTATTATTCAATAGTGCAGCTCTGAACCGACACAGTTATTGGTTCTGAGTTTTTATTTGTAGCAGCAATACTAATTAAATTAGTTGTGGCTGAAAATAATGCAGAACCTGAATTTCCATTAATAACTGGAAATTCATTTCCTGAACTATCAAAATCTAAATAGATTGTGCTATCGGCTTCAATACAAACAAAATTAATCAATCTAGAATAAAACAAAAACGGAGATGCCACGCCAGCTACTTTTGTTTCCGGGATAACTTGTGGATTATAAAAGATAATATCTCTATCTGTAACATCAATTACCTGAAAATCTTTTACTTTATTTTCAGAATTAAATGCAGAATTTTTGGCAATTCTAATTTTATCGCCAACTTGTACACCATCGGCAGAGAAAAACCTAATGACCGAGGAAAAATCGGCTCCCAACACAATATTTACTTCTTCAGAAATCATGCCATTATCTCGGACGATAACAGAGTTAGCGTCTTTGGATAAAACTACGTAACTGCGACCAACCGAAGAGGGGTTTAGTGGTGACGTAAACGATGAATCGCTTTCCTGCAAATAAACTATATCGCCTTCAACCACTGAGGCTAAGTTAACTCCACCTCCGACAAGCAAAATTTGCACCGCAGAAGGGCTCATTCTTTGAGCAGAATACTGCGTTGTCGCAGAATGGGCAGTACTTCGTGCTGTTCTAAATGCGGGGGCAGGTCCAACACCTGTCCAACGCAATCTAGCTAAATCTGCTCCCATTTTAGGAAGGGTTATAGAGAACTCAGATGCGGCAAGATTAGGGGCGATAGATCGTGCAGTTGACTGTAGCAAAATAGTCTGGCCAGGCAGAATAGACCGCGTTTCGCTAATAGGGTTAGTAACCGACAAGCCTTCTACAGAAGACAAAAAGTCAAAATTACGTTGTTTTGGACTTTGCGACGGATTTGCGTCATTGTAGCAAAGTCTTGACATATAAAAATTCAAAAGAGCCATGATTGCCCCTAAAATAAAATAGTTGCGCTACCCGATTTTAACATTTTTTCTTCGTCTTCTTGGTTCTTTTTCTTAATATCTATATTGTATTCAGCAGCATAATGCATACGCAACGCTTCTTGCATGCCTTCGACAGTAGTAAAGCTAGGCTTTTTAGTATAATCAAACTGATCGGCTTGAGAAGCTTGAATAACAGATGCATTGCTGGTTATAAATGGGTCAATTGCATAACGAAGGGCGTCAGGTCCGTGAGTAAAGTCGTCGTCAGCAAAACGGGAGTAATCATACCCCATGGCGCCTTTTGCGTATGTCCAATTTTCCATGCATTTAATCAAAAACAAATTTTTAGGGTCATCTAAAATAATGAAATGGGCTTGTTGTCTCATTGCATTCCACAATTTTGAACGAATCCACGATACACCTGTATCGATTGTTAATGGTTTTTCGCCCCTAGCTGGCATATTCATGCTACCCGCTACAGAAGTTGAAGACTTATCTGCAGTATCTGGGCATAACAAATCAAATCCATATCGCAAATATACGTTTTCTTTTACAAAAGCTAGCCAGTCTGGGTTAGCGTATCCAGTTGAATGTTCTGTGTGTAGAACAAGTACTTTATCATCGGATTTTTTATACGCTATTAAAACGGCTACTGCTGGGTCAATGAATCCAAAATCTACACCACAATGCAATCGCCAACCATTTGCTCTGAGCTCCCTAACCAACTCGTCTTTTGAAATATCTCGTATATTACCAAAACGGTCTGTTGGAAAACTATTGAAAGCGAAATTCCAGCATTCTTGTGCTGATTTTACGTGAATATTTCGATTAAATTTGTTAAAAACAATGCCCGAAGACTCAGGTTTTAAATTAAGAATCTGTGCATTAATCTTATCTGGATCACCAGCATTGAGTAAAGTGTTCTTAACAAAGCCTAAATCGCGTAACATTTTTGATTTAGACTGTTGTTTAACAGATTTGGTGCGACAAATAGAAAACACTGGACAGGTTTTGCACCCTTCGTATGCCAAAATAGACGAATATACAGCCTTAGATTCCGGATTAAGAGCATTGAATGCATTATTTGGCAATACTTCTAGCGTTTCGGGATGGACATGGAGCATGCTTTGTGGCAATTCTGGCTTATGGCGCTCTGACGGACAAGCTTGCATCCAATCTACAATCGACCATTTGTGCAATCTGATGCCCGAATTTGGCATATCTGCTTCGTCAATTTTTTGTTGAATTGGTCCAGAACCGGATTTACGAGATGAAAGGTAAATAAATATTGGAGGTTTACCAGAGCGGTCTGGGTCTGCAATAAAAGTGGCCTCGGAAAGAATGTCTTTATCAATAAGATCTAGCTCATCAAATATCAAACAAGACGCACGTTGCGCGTTTGCAGATTTTTTAGTCGACACAACGACTTGTAGTTTGCTGTAACCAACGGGTCGATGAGGCGACGGCGGTAGTCTATTAAGCTCTTTAATACGTTTGCTGTCGGTTTTGGCAAAATTAGAAATAATCGGCAGAGCTAGATATTTATCTAAGTATCGAATCGCCGCTAAAGATTGGTCCAAAATTGCTGCCATGTGTACTATGTCTCGGGCAAAATGCACCATTAATAAGAATTCAATGATAGAAGATGCGAGCGTTTTTGCCGAGTTACGACTCGCAGCTACTACAAATGTAGTTCTGTTAGGGTCGCCGTCTTTAGCTGCTGAGTAGACATCCCAAATAAAATCCATTGGATTAGAGTTACTGTTTTCATCCACAGTGCAGTCTGGCAAATCAATATCTAAAAATGTCTTAATCCATTGTTTAAGCTGGGCTTTACTTTCACAAACAGCAAAAAACTGCTCTTCATACAGCTGGTTTAGTGCTGCATTTAATTGATTTTCATTTGTTAATTGCTGTTTTTTACTCATATTTATTTATCTTGAAAAAAACCACGAAACTATACATATTTTTTCACCTTTTGTAACCGTATGAGCAATATGTTCGTATGCATAATTTGATGGAAATAATAAAATTGAATTTTTTTTGGGTTTAATTTTTAAATTAAATTTAGTAAATTCTAATTCGCCTCCATCATAATCATCGTTTATATATAAAATACCAGAAACTTTTCTATATAAAAAGTTTTCACCACCATCAACATGAACTTTATAAAAGCCGCCTTCATGATATTTGAGTATCTGGAAGCCTTCATCTGCGGTGATTAGAACATGATTTTCTTCTTGATAAGAATTCATAACTTTTTTAAAAACGTTTAAAACATAGGTATCTAATGTTTTTAGAATACTATTATTTTGAGCTCCGGCGGTTAAAAATAATATATCGCATTGTCTGGCAGATGGAACAAGCCTTTGGCCCGCTCCTATAGCTGCTTTTTCCCAAAGTTCATCTGGCATATTTTTAATTAACTGTTTAAAAACATTTTCATATTCAGATGGAAGAATGTACTCGGTAATACATGAGCCAAGATTAGTTTTTTCAAAGGGGCTGCCCATAATACTTGCGGTTTCTTCCTTTTCCTTCAAGAAGGCTGCAATATTTTCTGAATTCACAGGCAATCCCTTCAATGTTACATGTTGTAATTAATATCTTTTTATCATTAAGTGTAAGATAAGGAAAACTTTCTACCGGCTGATGTTTCATTAAAGTGAATGCTACATCTTCTGGCTTAGCTTTAGGATTGAGTATCTTACAAGTGGGTGCTGCTCCACGACCCATTTCCAAATATTTAAATTCATCAATATATTCAGGAAATTGGTAACCAAAATCCATCATAATTTCTGTCATATGGAATGGATTTTTAAACCCTAAAATTGCATGAATGCTGTTTGTAAGATGCTGAATACTATGTTTTTTATCGGACATCAACAGTTCATAAATAGGATGAACAAGCTCTGGTAGTTTTTCGTATAAAAACTCTTCGCGAGTTTTAGCCCCAATAATAGATAACCCTGCTTGAGGAAACAAATAAGCTGTGTTAAATTTAGGTCCTTCGATGGCGGCAAATCTAGCTCGAGATTCTAAATTTTCAGATTTATCTAAAGAAATGTTCCCTACAATTTCAAGAGTTTGGGGTAAATTGATATATCTAGCGAACATAATATTAAGTAAAGCTATCTTCTTATCATAAAGGCATGGTTGTAGCCACTCGTGAATCCACAAAGAAACTTTATCAAGTTCTCTGTAACAGTTTGTGAAGTAATTTCTATTTAAAATTACATCTTCGGTCCAAGGTCTAGGCTGACCACTGTCTTTAAGATGAAAAATTTTCATTCTTTCAATGGCAAAATCCCAATATTTTTGCTCTATTACTGAATCTATCGCAACTTCTCGGCCATCCATCCATGCAAATTCTTGATATTGATCAAAATGTTTATATAGATTTAAAGCCTTAGATTTTGCGCTCATCTAGTTTTTACCTTTTCCAGTAATTCTAAAAGTTCTAATCGGTCTTTATCTGATTTTTCTTCAATTAAAAGAGCATCAACTGGTTGTGCTTCAATTGTTTCGACTTTATTTTTTGGAGAATTATTTAAATTTGCAACGTTCACATTAACTACAGTGCCGCTTGCTGACTTGCCTTCTGCTTCTTTAGTCTGCAAAGATTGCAACATATCTAACAAAGTCATAAAATCCCGATAGTTTTTAGGTATAAGCGGACAGTTTTTTGCCTGCGTAGGATCTTTGATGACTTCTGCTATTTGTTGCTTATATAAGGCGGCGGTCGCAACAATAGCGTCAGTAACTAAATCGATAGCTGCAGCGTCTGCTCTAGTAACCTTCTCGCCTGCACGCACACTAGTGACTAGCTTCTTTCGCTCTTGCCATTTATAAAAAATACCTGTGTAAAGAAGAATTCCAAGTGGAATGTTTAATTTATTGGCAATTTCTTCCCAGCTTGCACCCATGTAATAAAAGTAAAAAGCAGATTGTTCTACTTGAGAGGGTAATCGACTGCCTATATTCTTAGCTGTAGTTTTTGCAAGCTCAAATTCTTCTGCAGTCATATCTACGGGTCGCTCATCAAAGCAACTAAGAGGATCTTCTCTTTTGATAAATGACGATTCCGAATAATTTGGTGTAATTCCGTTTTTATTATTATTCTTTTTCACAACCAAACCTCAAAAATTTTATTTAAATATATAGTATTTTTAGAGAAAATAAAATGGCTCTGAAGACTTTTCTGCCCTCAGAGCCATTGTTAAAAAAACAACTTAACCTAATTAAGCCGTTACGCCAGTTGATCTACGGGCAAGAACATCTACCGTGATAAATTCAACAGCTTCTACTGGGAATACACTAATTGTCACTTTGTATGTATTACCATCGAGAATGATTGAATCAACACTGAATTGTCTAAGAGCGCCCTGAGCAACAAAACTTGCCAAGATATCTTGTACTGACTTAGATACTACGGTTGGTGAAACATCCGTTGTTCTTTCGCCAATGAAGTTATCGAGGGTTGAGCGAAGTGTTTTTACAACTTCATCAACAACAAACTGAACGTTAACGCGCTCGTAGTACCAGCCTTTTGGATCGTTTTGTCTTGAACGAGTAGAAAGATCTGGCGATTCCATACGAACACCAAAGCCAGTTACTGATCTTAGAACAATCAAACCAGCTTCGATTGCCTCGTCCAATTCTTTAGTATCGGCATCAAAGTCGGGAACAAAAACATCAGAGAAGAGGCTAAGGTCGCCAACGTGTTTAACGTTAGAAACTTGGAAGCTCTTTCTAAGAAGAGATGTACCGAGAATTGCCTGAGCACGACCGGCTGCCATTGCACATGCAAGCATCCATGGTAAGAACCATTGGACATCGCCGTTTGAATTAATAGAACGAACCTGCTGGAATGCCATTTGAACACGTTCGCTGCTTAATTCTGCAGCTTTTTGCTTAGCAGTGGCAAAAGAGCTGTGGACACTACATAGTGCAAAACGTTCACGTTGGAATTGTACAGAGCTAGCTGTTTGAACGTGACCTCTTACGGCAGAGTTAATAGCATCAATTGCGTATTCACTTGCTTGGTCTGTTAGGCCGTCTTCGATATCTTTGTCGGAATCGCGGCTAAACAAGGGGATCACTTGTGATACATCAATTTTGAGAGCTGCATCAAGAGCTGCTTGAATGGCAATACCAGAAGTTGCTCCTACCGAACCACCTTCAAGGAATTTGGGTGCTGACATTACATCTGGAAGACCAGCAAAAGCAGGAGATGCAGAGTTCTCAACAAAGCTAATCAAACCAAAATTGTTATCGACAAGTGATTTGAAATCAAAATAGTCTGATTTCAAGAGCCCTGGGAATGAATTAGATTCGTGGCCTGCGCAAATACCAACAGCTTCAACTTGGTCAATTACTGATGGACTAAGGCTGCGCCAGCGGCTGTCTGAAACGCGTGCTGAATAACCTGTTTTTGTATTGATAAATGCAATTAAATCGCCAATTGTATTATATTTTGATAACAATACATCAAGATTAACACCAGAACCGCCTACAACAGAAGTTTTTAGTCGTTTATCTTTTGTAATTGTAACTGTACCAGAAGTACCTGCATATCCTAATTCGAGGACAACGCGACCGCCAACTGGTGAATTAGGAAATTGAGCACCGTCAGTCAAGCGAGAAGCAATGATTCTTACTTGTTTTTCAGTAGCAGAACGAATAATTACTGGACCAACTACAGAACTAATACCGTTTTCTTTAATATAAAAGGGCATTGTCTGGCCGTCTAAAGCTACAGCTGCAACAGAAACTGGATTGCTAACTGGGAATCCAGTAATGCACTTAACAGCCTTGATAACAGAAGCACCCGCTGATACAACCAACCAAGCGCCGACGTTTTTAGAATCGTCTCCCTTAAGAACACTGTCAGAAGGCACTATAAGTAATTCACCAACTTTAGGAGCTACAGCAAAAGCACCACTGCTAAGAGCAAACGATCCTTCGGAACCGTTCATTGTCAATGAAATAGATGCAGAGAGAGAAACATTGCTTGAAACTGCTGCCTTTTTAGCAGAAGTTGCCATAAATTTAGAAGGCGCCCAAATCTGTCCGTCTGGAGCATAAATTTCTAGGGATGCAGCGGCACCATTTTTTGTAGCTTCTGTCACTTCAATCGTAACTGGAGCAAAAACCATCATCTCAGCAGTTGCTACTGCTGTTTGGTCACCAGAAACAGCACCTGAGATTGCAACACATTCTTGGATTGTCCTTTGGCCAGCAGCGACGCAAGCATCGAGACGGTCTAGAACCATGGACGCGGAAGAAGTAGATTGAATTTCGTAATTACCACAATTTTCGTCAGCTGGGCCGGAAAGAGCAGAACCCACGGGAATATAAACAATGTCTCCCGCAACAATAGAAGCTGGAAAAGATCCTGCCGATCTAGAAATTGTTATTTTTGTTGGGTGATCGACATCTGGTGAAAGAGTCAAAGTTTGACCATCAACAAGAGCTAGTGATTTTAATTCACCACCGGTAGCGGAAAATCCGACTGCTGTCGCATTGAAAACGGCTACTACTTCAGCGACAGTTGCTTCTGGGGGAGCAATAAATTCTTGTTCAGCACCACCAGATACACGAACTTTATAAGCACCACCTCCTGTACTCATTAAAGCTCTAGCGGTTGCTTTAGGCTTAATCTCAGCAGAGGCTTGCTCGATTTTTGCAGAAATTGCATTACCGTCTTCGCCATATTCAGCAGCAGCGATAGTTGCGTAGAGGCTAGCTCCGCGCATGATGTTCATTGAAGCTAAGCCTGAATCGTTCGTTTTATAAACATAAAGGCTATTAAGTGATCCAGCAAATACAGGGCTTGCTTGGTTTGAAAAAAGCATTCTTGCCGCATCAACGATTGGGCCAGAGCCGTAATAATTTTTTACAGACTGATAATCAGTGAAAAAGGTTCTTCCAAGATCGAGTAGAGCACCAGGAACGCCTTTAGTCGCTTCACCGATAATTAGGATATTTCTTGGACCAGGAGCAACGTTTGCAAGGTTGTCTTCCACTTTTACAGAAGAATAAACTCCTGGAACTACAACTCTTGTTCCATTGATTACAGCAGATAAAGTCATTGAAAAAACCCCATTTAAGGTTAAGATTAGTATCTAAAATATTATAGTCAATAATATAATGATGCTTTTGTTTTTAATCACTTAAGAATATACCCGTACTGTTTCATAACATCCAGCATTTGTTCAGATGTTCCGCTAGTAGGGTACCCTTTATGATTACAAAAGGCGAGTAAGCCATTGAGATGGCTTGGTTTGTATTTTGGCACAAGTTTGTCAGCAGCCATAGTGGCAACTTGCTCTAGAGAAAGTACTTGTGGCTGCGCTGGCTCTGCTTCACTGGCTTTATTTTCAACGACCTGTGATTGTTCTTCGGCCACCTTTTTGGTTTTCTTTTCCTTAGCCATCTGTTATTTCCTCGTAATAAAATGGTTCAATAATACCTATTCGGTTAACTATATTATAATCCACTGCTTTTTTAGCGTCAAAAAACATATCCACAGATCCGTTCTTTTTAAAATCCTGAATAAATTTTTTGTAATTTTTAACGCCAATGTATTTTTCAACGTATTTTAAAAATACTTTTTCTTCGTTTTCAAGATTTTGTATATCTTTTTTGACCTTTTCAAAATTAGCGTCTTCGTAACTCACGATGTAATTATGATGCATGAATTGAGCTTCAGGCCATGCAACACGCTCTTCTCCTATACAGGCAAGAACAAGGCCATAGCTTTGAGCTACTGACATAACTTGAGTTTTGATAGGTTTTTTGCTGCTACTGAGCAAATGATAAACAGGTTTAGCAAATTCTACGTTTGAAGATCCCGAACAATTAATGTTCATGAGTATCCATGGGATCTTTGGATCGTTTTGTAGCTCATAAAAACGATTATAGACAAATTGAAGATCTTTGTAAGTCTCAATATCTTCTGGAATCCAAAGTATGTTATTTTTTATAACCACTTTTGCCATTAGATAATTCCCTGGTCGTAGACGATTACAGTGTCGGGCTCGGTCTTCTGTTTTGCTTTAACAGTCAATTCAATTTTATCCGCACCATTCGATTCTGTAATAATCCACTGGTCTTGTAAAGCGCCATTTATAGAATGTTGCGTTATCCAAACATTTGATTCCGGAAAATCCGCGCTACGACTTAACGCTGAATGCGAATAAGAAATATCCTCCATGCCATTTTTTAAAAGATATGGACGACTTTGTTTTAATAAGTAGCGAACAATACAAGACATTAGCTCTGCTAGTTCGGGATCTCCCGCAATATTCATATAAACAGTCACGCGAGCGCGGTCAAAAGAGCTTCCAACTACTAGGTTTTTTGCTTTAAGAGGACTTATCGCCTTCCAATCCATTAATGGTAATGATGCGTCTGCTTTTAGGTCTAAAACTAAAACTAAATCGCCATCTGCATTGGTTTGTAGGTCAATAATTTGTGATTCAAATTTCTTATTTTTAGCTAATAATCTTCGCCAAACCTTATTTGTTAAGTTTAAATCCTTACTTACGACCAAATTGCCATCCGCATCAATGCTTTTAATATCAAAAGATGCGTAAGTTTTAGAATTTATTGTTACTTTTTGTGTATCGGCATAGTCACCAATAAACTGTCGTTCTTCTGAGCCACCCTCATAAGTAACACAAATATTTGGTAATTTATCCAAATCTAGCCTATAACCCAGCGTAAAGTAAAACTCGTTTTCAGAAATCCACTTCATAGCCTTATCGATATAAGGCGCTCCATAAATATCGTTCATTTCGTCATTTATCAAAAAACCTCTAAGCAAAAACTCAAGATGCTCGGGTTTGTCTCTTAAAAAAGAGAATTGTTTTTTAAGATATTGCAAAATATAAAGATGTGGCAAAAGAATCATGACTCATCGCCTCGAATAGCCTTGCTTATTATTTCATTGTACGTCTGTTCAAAAATTCTTTCCTCATTTTCACTTTGCCAATTTAAAACTTTAGCGTATAGGTCTTTTCCTGAAAAGCCCGGGTTCATCCAGTCAGCGGAACCTGGCTTGGCACTCATAGTCCTAAAGATTACGTATTTTGTCTTGATTGGTTTTGCCGTTTTGGTTGCTACGTCAAAAGTTTCTTCTTTGATGAGCGTTCCGACGTCTAAGTCTCTTGCCACAGATCTTTGTATTGTCCGCCCCTCGGCATCCTTGGCCTTAGAAACAAATGAAAATTTTGCGTTTTGCAAAACAGCGTTCACTCGTGCCTGCATTTGTATTTCTTTAGAAGAAATAACCGACTGTTGGTTAGAAACCGGTATGCTTCTTTTTTGCACACTACGCAAAGTATCTAGTTTTGCATTTTTGCCCGGCATTTCTCTAGATATTGGAACAGTTTTATAGGGGTGGCCCTGTTTTGAGATTTTTACGCTTCCAGTGCTAAGCAATTTTTCTTTCATGCTAAATGGCTTGACACCATACTCGGTCATACCAACCAAGGGTGTTGCTGGTGAGAAATAAATTTGGTTTCTGTTTCCAACTGTAAAAATTTGGAACGAGGCAACATAGGAACCAATTAGGTCGGGATTATCCACACTCTGTAAGACAATTGCAAAAATTGCCTGTTCTAGTCGAGTTTTGACTATCTCTTGTGTAATGTCTTGGATTGTCTTTTTGACTTGATCTGTCTCGAATGCTTGGATGTATCTTATGTATTCTTCGTAGAAAGATTGTTGTTCATAGAGTTCGTCTATTCTATCTTTTGCCATCTTTCATTTCCTTATATATATACCCCATATTACTTAAAGCCAACTGTGAAGGATAGCTAAGGAAAAGAAAGTAATCTATCAAGATAAACTCAATAGATTATTTTTAACTAACTCTAGAACTTGTTTCTCTTGATCTGTCAAACCGGTGCAGCTGTCGATAATTTTTTGATAGATGTTATCACCGGCATCAGGCGAAGCCTCAACTCCAATCATGGCAGACACAGCTTCAAGAAGAGATTGTGGTTTAGCTTCTTCAACATTTTTAACCATCGGTTCGGTCGTCGCTGATTGAGCAAGATCTTCTAGTTTTGGGGCGGAAGCATCCGCAAGCGCTTGTTCATGAGCTTTCTTTTCTTTTGTCATAGTGCGCTTGAGCATGTTCACTTCACGTTTTAGATCTTGGATTTTATTAAATAAAATTTCCAAATCTTTTGGCATTAGCTCTTGATCTCTTAAAGCTTTAAAATCGTGATAGCTTAATTGGTCGTGAAGAATGAGATCGCCAAGGTCTTCAGGCATAACATCACGAGATTGAAGCAAGTTAAAGAACATGGGAATCGGAACGTGCTTCTTTTCCAAAAGGCTATAAAGACCATCTTCGTTCTCACCATGGCCGTAGTAAACCGGCTTGTCGTGCATGGTGTAAACCTTCATGGAGAGGATTTTTGGATCTTTCATCATTAGCTCCTTGAGTTCGAAGTTCTTTCAGGTTCAATATTTTTTGGCCACTCTGGTAAATCAATCCCAGCAGAATCAATCCATAACATTTTTAGCACAGCTGATCCCGCAACGTAAGTAGGAAAACTAGGTTTTGAATCGTTTCCAGACTCGTTTGAAAATACTGTTCTAAACACTCTGGGAGTAGATAGGACAGAAAAGTAGGGCTTGGTCCAATATACTATCGACAAACTTTCACCACGCCCCTTTCCGGAATCCCAGAGTGGCTTTTGGCCAATCCATTCAATCATATTATTGGTGATAACAAAATCAATACCGTTTTCGTAACGATTGTTGCGGCTATCAACTAAATAATCGACATCGATAATAGGAAACTTTAATCTTTGTAAACCGTTTGGTTTATATTCAAACAGTTCTTGAGTTAACACTGTAACATCATTATCGATTGTAATAATATCATTTTTTCTTAAATAAACTCGTTCTTTGTCAGGTCGATCTTCTTCGTAGTAAGACGTGTAATTAACCGAAGAAATTGCATGAGTGCCATGTACACCTTGGATGATGTATTGGTCTTGCCAGTTAAGTTGTTGGATGGCAATATAAAAAGGTTTAGGGTCATAGAGGTTATAACCAGGAATATCTGTCTTCTCGTCTAGAAAGACACCAGCCGCAGGAGTTTCTCTGTTAGCTACTAATGCGTGTCTCCAGTGCAGAGCTTTAAATCCCTTAGACCTAACTAAGTTGTCATGCGCTTCGTCGCTAAAAATTCCCCCCGGTACCGCTGGACCATACGGATGGAATCCTCCCGGCAGTCCTTTATATTCGTTTGCCGTTTTTACGCCAGTCAAAAAATTTGGGGGTTTTTTATCGACCATGAATTACCTCTTATTTTCTATTATCACACACAATTTATCAGGGGGCTGGTATTTATTTTCAATTGAAATGATACATACTATTAAAAATAAACTCTCTAATTGGGGGTACGGACTTGTCTTCAAAGCCTTCTTTTCAAATTTATCTTGTCCATTCAAATCCACTTTACGAAAATCTACCAAGGGTCTTTATCACAAAAACAAAAAACGAAAAAATCATTTGGGCTTACGAAATTGATGAAATCCAAGAGGTCTTATTTGATAATGAATTTTGTCTAGAAGAAGCGGAATATTTAGGCACAATTGAAAGCTTAGATCTAGAAAATGTAGCGGCAATTCTTTCTAGCCCAGAAAGAAAAGAAGTTTTTAGCATAGAACTAACGCAGAAAATCCTTTGGAACGTAGAAACACTCATGGGCGACCATATGGTGGCAAAAATGGGGAGCGTTGTCTACGTTGCCAGACCTAAAAAATTTGCAAGATCTCCCGAAATAGATGCAGCCGAACAAGCAGAGATTAAATCCAAGTTGCAAAATTTGGAATTTAAAAATAAAAATAATAATAAAAAACGTCATGAAGATATGTTTTTAGACGAAACTGAGGTAGAAGAATATGTACTCAAAAATCGCAAAAGCTCTCGTGGCGTCTATAATTCAAAAAACGACAGGAGTTGAATCTGCCCCAGTTCTTGAAGAGCTTGAAGCATCTGGCGTTGACAATGAATTATTGAAAGAAGTTGTTCATCTTTTAGACAGATGTAATCTTATCTATGAATCAGGCATTCCAGACTACGCATCCGACATTGCTAAAAACAATATTTCTTCATTAAAACGAAAAATTTTGATTGGCCGAACAGATAAATGTTTGGAAGAAGAACTTCGGATGTTAAACGAAGAGCCTAAGATTTATTTAGGCGTGAATTATAGCCGAAACACAGAAAACATGTATGTGAAATCAGATAATGGGGAAATTTTAACAATAAAAAAAATGGGTAACGTTTCAGAATTAAATAACCATATTGCAACACATTCAGATAAAGTGGTATATTTTAATGATGAATTAGTTTTTATTGATAAAAATACTTCAGGGCATAATAATCCACAATAATCCCTGATATAATGTTATCAAAAAGCTCAAGGAGTAACCGTGCTCATTTATGGAATTGCCGCCACCGAAACAAAAGACCGCACAGGTGAATCCATCGACTTGAACGGAATGGATATTTCTGACGTCCGCCTTCTAAATGACGAGCACAGCTCTGATCGCTTTTTTGAAATTCTTGGCTACATTGATGAAGCTAAAAAAATCTTTTCTGAAAAAGATTGCGAAGACGAATACCAACGTAAGTGCTGGAATGCTTTAAAAAAACCATTTTTATATATAGCCGGCAAGTTGATGGACGATCATCCAAATGCTCAAAGTGCAGCCGCGTTGATTAAATACAGCATTCAAAACCCTAATTATCCCGTTGGTCTTTCTGTAGAAGGGATGACTGTTGAGAGACAAGGGAATAAATTATTAAAGACAAAAGTTAAAAACGTTTCCCTCACTATCAAACCCGCAAACCCAGAATGCAAAATCTTTGCTAAAACAGATTTAACTAAAAACTTTGAAAAAGTTGATTTGCCAGAAAAGTACAAAAATGTACACGACAGCCGAAAACAATTCCGTGAACTGCCTTCTAAGGCAAAAAGGCTCTTAGCAAAGAGTGAGTTATTAAAAGAATTAACAGATTTAGCTAAATCAAATAATGAACCAGAAATTTTTGGTGCTACTGTAATGAAGTGTTGGAATTGTGGTGAAGGTAAAATGTTTATGAAAAGCAGGCTACCCAATAGGTGTTCTGCATGTAATGAACGATTTACTATGTCCGATATTTATAAAGCTATGTGCCAAAAAGCTGATTAAGAGGATTAAAAAATGTCTTCAGGACTATTTATTAAAGATAACTCACAAATCAGAAGCGAGTATGCAGAGTTATGGGCCCCCGGTGCAACATCAATTCCACCATCTGCAGCCCTTCTGCCTCTTACAGCTGTTGATTCTTCTACCGCAAAACGCCTTCTTAAAACATCCCAAGAATCTAAAATTCTTTATATTCACAACGGTATGAATGTAGAACTTGATATTTGGGTTGTTGCGACAGACCCAGCTAAAACTAGACAACGATGGATGTCGATTGGTCCTGGTCAAGCATTTAACTTTGATTTAGCATCAAATAATCTTCTGCTAGAAGCCGGAACTGAAATTTATGTCAGTTACAGCGGCGGTGGATCTGCTCTTTCTTACCCAAATACGCGTATCAGACTATTTACATGGGGTTAATCGATGGGCGGTTATGCAATAAATATTCCGCCAAGCTTTGAGCTTACGCAGGCAAGCAGCTCTACTATTGGCGGCATAAACGATCAAATAATTTTTAATTGCACTGGCTTGAACGCCATACGAATTCAGGCGATAGGCGCACTTTCTACTGATAGTATTTCAGTTCTGGTGTCAATGGATGGTATAAATTTTTCTACCATTCAAACAGTTATGGGAAATACGCCATTTTTCTGCTCGGTTCATAATTGGGTTTATGCAAAAATTAAACCAGATAATTTTTCTGGAACGCCATACCAGATTTATTGGAAGGGTGATACTAGCAACGTTACACCAAAAATCAATCAAGATGGCTCAATTAATGTAAATATTTCTGCAACATCAGTTGAAGATTCTGACATTTCCAGAAACTTTTTTGGTTCTGTAACTGGAGTGCCGGCAAACATTGAAACTCAGATTGTACAATACGTAGTACCCCCGGGGAAAAGAGCGGTTATCGTTCGTGCCGAATATTCTGGCGAACAAATTGGATTATATAAAGTTTATATAGATAATATCCAACAGGCAGCCAGGCGCACTCATCATGGAATTGGGTTAACAGGCCAGTTTGATTTTACAGATGCAATTTCTTCGGGTATGATTGCCCCCGGTGGATCGACTGTTAAGATCACAGTCGTGCATAATCGCCCAGGACTAGGTCAGTTCGATGGACGAATTCAGATAGTAGAACAAATCACAGTCGTATAAAGGTGTATGTTATGTCTCTTGAAATTCAAAAAAAGAAAGCATCCGCCGAACTGGCTCGTGTTATAGCGGCTAGATTAGAAATGGAAGTAAAACTTTGCGAGTTAGAAGAAGCGATTGAAAGGATTAAAAAAGAAATTGGTATTCAAAGCCAAAAAGAAGAAGAGCTGAGACAAAAAATGAATCCTTGATTAATTTATGCTATCATTCTTTAGACATTTTTTTAGGAGTTTTATAAAATGGCTGATTATAATTCAAGTCTCCCTATTAGAACCGAAGGCGATCCACAAGAAAAGGTACAGTCTAAAATTGTTGACTTTACTGACCCTTCTAAGGGCCAGATCGTTGATGCTGACGGCAATTCTCATGTAGAAATGCATGGCAATGATCCATCTTCATCTGACCAAGTTTTAAGATTAAGCGAAGAAGGCGCATTAACACCTGACGGCGTTTACAGCGCTACTGGTAACAGCAAGCCAGGTAACGTTGGTTTGGTCGCAAGTGAACGTAGCGAAAGTCCGGATCATAACACCCAGACTCAAAGGCTAACTTCCGTTACGCAAGGCAGCAAACGTTTACTTGATGTCTCTATCCATGACGAAAATGGTCAAGTATTTTCTGCATCAAATCCTCTCCCCGTAACCTCTGTAGACTCAGAAGGGGATGAAGTAAATGCATTTGATTCCGCCGCCTCCGTTGCTGCCGGATCTTCTGCTGATGTCGAGTATGTCGTTTCTGCGAGTAAGGTTTTAAAATTATCCCAAATTCATGTTTCTGCATCAGGAAAAGTTAAGGCAGAAATCAAAGTTGAATCAGCTGCCGGATCTGGTTCTTTTATCACTAAATTTGTTATGTTCAACTCTTCTGCAAACCCCAACATTCTTGCATCCATTCATGAAAACGTTTCAGTTTCTGCCGGCGCTAAAGTTCGCGTTACAATTACCAATAGAGATACTTCTCCCATGGATTTGTACTGCACAATTTGCGGCCACGAAATTTAATAGTCATTAATTAATAATTAATGCAAAAAAGTAGTAGCCGAGGAGAAATCACTCGGCTATAACTTTATTGAAAGGTATTATTTTCAATGGGTGATTTAAATTCTCTAGAATCCTCTGATACCATAAAAATTGCGGGAGCTAATGGCTCTGGTCAAGAAACTAATTTTGTAAATGCGTCACCCAATGGCGATCTACAAACTACAGATATCATGAACACAGCCGCAGTCAGCGGAGTTATATCTCTCACTTCTACCCCGGTGCCCTTACGAATAAACGTTTCTAATTTAGAAAACAGAAAATACATAATTCTTCAGGGATTAACTAATTCTGTTGTCTGGGGCTTTTCAGAAGAAAGTCAACCTTTTGATATTTTTAAAAATCAATTTGTAATGCTCCCCTGTGGGTCAAACATTACACTTTACGCTAAAGTTGTAACAGGAACGGGCCAGATTTCTGTTGGAGAACTTAGCTAATGCCAGCTCCGTTTATATCATATGCGATAAATCCCAGCTTATTCAATACAACTGAGCAATCGCTTATATATATAACAGAAGAAAATGCCAATTCTGGAAGAATTGATATTACTTATTTTCATGAAATCACACCGCTATTTCTGACTTTAGACAGATTGTGCCTAGTCCAGAACATAGATTATCAAATCGTTAAAGAAAATTCTTCAACATTCATTCAATTTATGAATGAATTAGCGCCTTCTGGCATTTCAGCTCTAGAAGCTGGTGAAGTTCTTACTTTTGTATATAATTCCGTAGCAACAGAATCAAATACACGGCAACTCCAATATGTTCTTACGCCCGAACAATGTGTCGAAAACAGAATCGATGTCACTCAAGATGGAAATTTTTCTATTTTGATGTTGGCTCTAGATAGAGTTTGTTTAGTACAAAACATTGACTATGAATTACAAATTCTAGGTTCTAGAAAATATCTTTATTTTATAAATGATCTTACTCAGAGCGGAAATCAAGCGGTAGAACCTGGAGAAGTCGTTACCATAGTTGTAAAAGATTAATTATAATCAATGAATATGTTATTATAATTAATAATTAATTTTGCATGGATTTATATTATGGAAAAAAAATCTGTTAATAATTTAGTTCTTGCAGAAAAAATCTGTAATATTTCTGACAAAATACATAATATTGATGAACAATTAGTAAAAATTAATGAAACGATAAACACTCTAGCTGTCCTCGGGGTAAAACAAAATTTCATTCTAGAACAACAAGAAAAAATTCTTGAGCAAAATACCGAATCACTAAAAGAACACATGCGCCGTACAGATCTTCTTGAAAAAGATTCAATTGGATTTAAATCCGTAGTGAGTTTTATTAAATGGGGTATTGGCATTCTTGTGTCTGGCGGCATAGCATTACTTGTAAAAATTTTGTTTGGTGTTTAAATGACTATTAATATCGGTTCTACATTTCCACATTATTCAAACACAGATGATAATGAATTTGTAGAAATCGAAGGTAGTTTTAAACGTTTTAAAGAAATGGTAACTCCTAGCGATGTTTTGCAATTTGGTCTTGTTGGTATTCCTAAAACATTCCCAATGACTAATGAACAGATTACTGAAGAGTACGTTGCCTTCCATCTTCAGGCGGCAATTTCTCAGCTAGAAATGCAAGGAATGATCCTCAGCCCAATCATCACTTATATGATTGAAGACTTCAATGATGAGGGCTTGGGAGGAACTCGCTTCTTTCCAATGTTGCCTAAAAAGTATCCGTTAAGAAAAGTTGAATACATCGAATTGCGATTCCCTAATGGTACTCGCGACCCATCTACCTTAGTTTATAGAATTCCTGATTCATGGATTAGCTGGGAACCTAATATCAGCAAGGTAAACGTAATTGCAACTACAGGTGTTCTAGCCCCAACTGTTGTACAAGGCAGTGCAAACATTCCTATGTTCAACCTCTCACTTACATCCTACCGGCCTTCTGGCATTCGCATGGCTTATCAAGCAGGCTTTGATCAGGATAAGCTACCAGTAATTGTATGGCAGCTTATTTTGGATCTAACAACATACAACATGTTGTCCGAACTAGGCCCATTGTTGTTTCCAACAACGGGGATTACTGTAAGTATGGATAGCCTTTCGCAATCTGGCCAACTTCCTGGTCCTCGCATATTTGAGGCTCGGTTAAATTCGCTACTTATGCGAATTGAAAAAAATAAACAGTTAGTTTCCGGCTACTACGGAAAACAGATTACCTGCGAGTTTGCGGGGATTTAATGTTCATTATATATACGGATGGATCATCTTCTCAAGGGCACCACAACTCTTGGGCAGGAGGGTACGCTTTTATTATTCTAAAAGAAGACGGCAGTACTCTTACAGAAGGCGCCGGTCATCATGAGCACGCCACAAACAACCGTATGGAAATAGTTGCAGTTCTAGAAGCCCTTAAATGCCTGCCTAAAAACAGCTCGGTGGTTATTAAAACAGATAGTCAATATCTTATAAGAGCGTTTACAAATAAATGGGTAGAGCGTTGGGAAAAGAACGAGTGGAAAACCTGTAATGGCAAGCCGGCGCGTAATAAAGATTTATGGCAACAACTCTTACCACTCGTCAAATCCCAAAATATAAGCTGGGAATGGGTCAAAGGTCATAGTGGTGTGTACCATAACGAGTACGTTGACCTACGAGCTAAGGAGTCACGTACAAATGGCCATAAATCAAAACGAAAACGAGTTAATTGAAGTAACCATTTATACTCCTGATCCTATAAGAGATGCTCAAGATCTAAACTTCAATCATGTTTATTCTTCGGTAGAAGATTGCCTAGCTGATTATTCAATTTTAGGTTTACATGAAATATATAAATACAATATATGGATTGTAAAACGTGAAGTAATCATCCTGCCAAAGGATGGTAGCTGTGGATAAATATGGCATTATTTTTCTAAAAGATTCTCCAGATTTAAATTACAATCAAATACTTTTAGTTAAATATTATCCAAAAGGCCCAAATGACGATGACTTTCGAGAAACTCTTACAAAAAAAGTGTGTTTTGCGCAAAAAACTCCAGAGTACGCATATCTTTTTACAAAAGACACAACTTTGTCTATAGAAGAAGGAATATCTTTACTGGCCAAAATGGAAGATGCAGTATATTTTCAAAACTGGAATAACCCGACAAAAAATAGATACTCAATTAAATCGTTCATTAAATTTTGTATGGAGCTTATATGAAAAATAAAAGTTATCAAGCCAATCAAGAAGAAATATTTTCTATGAAAACCACAATCATAATTGAACACCGAAATCTAAATAATCAAACGGTTGAAAAATATACCGCAGAAAATTACAACGAATCTCTCCACGAACTTATTCGTTGTTTTGAGCAAACATTGCGTGGCGCTGGTTTTATTTTTGATGGTACATTGCAGATTATAGACGAAAAAGAAATTTAAGGTGCAAAAAATAAGTAGGGTGAAAAGAATGAGTGCGGATTTATTGATTGGAGCCCCAGATTTATTCAAAGAATATCTGCAATCCTCGCCGGGGCTGTTTGAAGCCGGGGCTAGTAAATCTATTAAAATGCACGAACTGATGCCGTATAACAAAACTGGAATTTTACCAGAACTTGAGTTGCAGATTAGACGGCTTCACGAAAAATATCATCCAAATATAATCATGCCTGGCTCCAAAATTATTGTGTCAAACGGCGCAACACATATGCTAATGGCATTGCTTGCATTGGCTGCCGATACTTATTCTTCTGTTTATGTTCCAAAACCATATTGGTTTAGAATTCCAGACATGGCAAAAATGCAACATGCCAATATCACAGATCAGATTCAAACAGAAAGTCAAGTACAACTAATTACATATCCAAATAATCCCGACGGAAAAATTTTAGGTAATTTTGGAAGTTGGCCAAATGTATGGTACGACGCTGTTTATCATTGGCCATGGTATTTTAGAAATCAATCTGACTGGGAAAAGAATCCTCTGCCGCCAATTCCAGAAATTGCTATTTTTAGTCTTTCAAAATGCACAGGACATTGTGGATCTCGAATTGGATGGGCGGTAATTAACAGCGATCACCATTTAGCCAACTATTTAAACTCATACGTTGAATACGATACTAGCGGAGTATCTGTAGAAGCTCAGGCCCGTGCTGCCACAGTGCTAGAAGTATTTATGGAAAAAGATATTGGAAGTGAATATAAAAAACTTCTAGACGCAAGAAAAGATGAGCTGCGTGAGGTGTTAAAAAAATTTTCCGATATTCATGGAATGGAATTCAATAATAAAAATTTTATGATTGATAATGGTATGTTTGGCTGGATTAATGATGAACATAATGCGTTTTTGTACTCTGAAATCAATTTCATGGACGGTCGAAAATGCGGAGCTGATAAGAAAGGGTTTTTACGCATAAACTTGTGTGCCTCGTCAGAAAATTGGAACGAAGCTATGTTTAGATTAAACATGTATTTGTTTAATCTATGTGAGTCTATATGACAGACATATTTGTAATTTTTATTATCCTTGTTATTGCAGCGGTATTACGGGAGCTTTTTCATGAATCTCTATAAAAGAAAAGCAGTAATATTGCGTCAAAACATGGCACGCAGTGTGTTATTTTCCGTGCTGGGTGATCCAGACGCTCCTGAAAGTCAGTTAGAAGAACTGTTTCGCATGTACAAAGTATGTACCTCATTTACAATCATTAAATATTTGTATCGCAATGGATATATAAGCCAAGGTAAATGTGCTGGCATGATTGGCTGCTCCTTGCGTGAATTGCATCTTTATTATGACAAATATTTATACGAGGGTGACGAAGATGAAAGCTATTTTGGAATTTAATCTTCCCGAAGATAATAATGAATATATATTAACAACTCGTGCTAGAAATCTTTATATTTCTCTATACGATATAAGCCAGAAAATTCGAGCATTTGAAAAATACGATATGGGAATCGATCCGCCAGAAGAAGGACAAGATTTTAACGAGTGGGCTCAAAAAATGTCTAGGATGATACAAGAAATTTGGAGTGAATGTAATAAAGCTACATCTGACATCGATTAATTTTGGAGAATGTATGTCTTTTGCAGATAAACATGATTACAAAGTTTTTAATATTAAATATTCATCCGAAGAATATTTAGAAACTGTACGTATGAGCCAATTTCCAACTAATCAAGAAATTTTTCAAACGATTAAACCACATCTAAGTTACTACATGGACATAAGTGACTATAGAATTCACCGTATTAATGATAAATGGTTTAAACCAGTTGTAAATATTTACGATTTACAAAACAACGGTACTCTTTTTTTGAGAATTAATCCATGAGTGTTCACTTTTTTTGCACCTTATGCGTTGATACTAAGAAAAAAAATTACGAAATTACTATAAGTTTTACGCATTGGAATTGGTATATTCGTAGCGGAGAATGTCTAAAGATATATGCTTTAGGCCCATTAAGTGTTGTGATTTATGACAACGAAATGATAGGCAACAAAACAGCTGAAATTTTAGATTTAAAGGAGTAAATATGCCATTAGTAGCAGCAAAACTAAAAGCAGCCATGAAGGCACGTCTACTACAGTCTTTTCAATCACAATTTCAAGGCGACCAAGCGGAAAATAAAACAGCCTCCGCTTCTTGGGAGAAAATGGCCACGGCAATTTCCGAAATTGCAGAAGATATTGTGCTTGCTATCCAAACAGATGCGGAAATTCTTCCCGGGATTGCAGTTACAGTTAATCCAGGAATACCAACAGCGGGTTCTCCAGCAAGCCAAGTGACTGTTGGTCCTGGCACCGGCATGACAACTGCACCAGCAAAAATTACATGAGGCTAATATGTTAGATTTATTCGGTAAAAAGAAAAAAGAAATAAAAATATTAAATAAAACCATTGCACATTTATCACTACTTCTGATCCAAAAAGGGATGAGTCCCGCAAAAATACAGGAAATTATCAAGGTTATTAGAGATGCAGAAGAGGCTAAATGAAAATTAATGGCAATAAAACAGACCAAGCGGTTATAGAATATTTAAAATTCAAACAGAACTATCCTGATTTATATAAAGAGCATATAAATGGTGCGGGTCCGCAAAAATTTGGAAACTGGGTACGCGATAAATGGTTTTTTAAATTTTCCGTAACGCTTGGCGCTAATGTTCACGACTATCTATATAGTATCTATTCAAACCAGTCAGAGTTTTCTCGTAAAGAGGCTGATGATATTTTTCTAGAACTTATGAAGAAAAATTTAGCTCAGCATAAATGGTATTCAAAAATGGTAAATACACCCATTATTTATTCATACTGGGCCGCAGTTAGGCTGCTTGGTAGCACATTTTGGAAAAAATAAATGGTTCCATTACAAGTTAAAAAAAGACAAATGGATTTTATCGCCAAGATGATGAACTATCAAAATGTTTCGAGTGAATTCATTGACGATTTGACTTATTATGCCGTTTTACACGACCATTTTTACGATCTTGCCCGCGCATGGGTCTGTGAACCCGACCTAAATAAAAAGCTAAGAATAGTGGAAATTCTTGATGATACATTTACATCAATCAAAGCAGATCCAAATTTTGGAATAGCGTTGAAAAATAAGAATATCTTGTAATCGGTTATTTATTTTCATTTATTTATAGGCAGTTATAGGCGTATGTAAAATGTTATTATTAAAATAATCTACAGATTATTAGAAGGCGCTTTTATAATGGCAAATATGAGATTGTTTTCATTTAGAATATACAACGTAGCATATAAAAACGTACAGCCCGTTCTATTAGAAATAAATCATAAAAAAACTAACCCTATACTGATATTTCTTGCCAAACTGATAGGTATACAACTATTACCTCTCGCGTGGTTCCTAAAGTTTGCCTATAAAAATGAAAAAGGGGTTCAAAACGTTGATAGAATTTTCTTTTCTTCTAAAGAAGAGGCAACTGATTGGTACAATTTTATTTTTGAGGCAGTTTTTTTAGAAAAGGCTATTGCCCCACCACAAACCGAAAATAAAAAACGTCCAACACCTCCCCCGCCTAAAAAACGTCCTTTAGAAAAACTTAAAAAACCAGATGCAAAACATTTAAAAATTGTCAAAGATGACGAAAATAAAGATAAATAATAAGACGGCAACGCGGAAAAAATAAAAATGAACTCTCAATTAATACAAACACTTACGCGAGCCGATGTTGACAAGCTTATTGACCAGTGTTTGGCCGAGTTTGATTTTGAAACTGCTCACAAAGTTATCACAACGCTCAATCTAAAATGGGACCGCCTGTTTGTTTCTTCTAAGCCCTTGTCCCTCAAAAAAGTAGATTACACCCCGTCTATAGAAGAAATGCGAGAGTTTGCTGCCGACTTGTTGCGTACCGTAGCCGACACCGATATGTTTGACGTTGTGACCCATAACCACTTCCAAGCAGAATTCCATAAGGTGCACAAATATTTGAGCCTCACATTTATCATATGTGAAGCCAGCGCCTCTCTTTAAGGACGACCGACTGATGTATAAAGAGATAATGTTCGACCTATATAACCGCCGAAAGAAGGATCTAGACGAAAGCTGCAAAGGTTCAATCAATTGGATGGAGCACAACTTTAGTGTCCTGTACGTATTGAATCCAAAAGATCATAAGCCTGCTACGGTAGAGCTTTCTTCCGACCTTGATACGTTAATTGACCTTCCCGCTACGCCCGAAAACGAAAGTTTGATTGTATATATTGCAGCCCTACATGAGTGGGCAAAAGTGGCCGAAGCGCGGATGAATCTTATGCAGGAAATAATTATCGACGGTAAAGCGGCATCAAAACTAAAAGCCAAATTTTTAGAAAACTTGGCCGAGGAAATTTGATGCTAGAGGAATTGGTCGAGATAATAAAAGCTGCCAATAAAAAAGTGATTGGCATAGAAGACCTAGAGCGAAAAGCCAGCTTGTCACGCAATGCATTAACCGACTATCTTATAGAAGACTTGTGTCGCCTACTCCGCCAAGAAGGAATAATTGCCTATCCACAAGGAAGAGGCGTATTCAAACATTTGAGGATAAAACAATGACAGTAGAACTTGTAATCGTCGGCTTGGCAGTTGTTTTGTTTGTATTGCTACTTGGCTAAAGTATGTATTGTTTGGCCCTCATAATTGCAAAAACAGCTCTAGCAATACTAGAGTGCCCTATGTCCGTAGACGAATTAAGGTTTGAACAATGGGAAAAATAATTTTACTGGCATTGCTGTTGTTGTCGTCTTCGTGCCGTACATTGGATATTGGCAACGTCCACACAATAGATGCACGGCTACAGAAAGATGTAGTGGAATTTTTTGATACATGTCAACTATACTTTCCCGCAATGTTTTGTATTCCCAATACCGATCTAAAAGTATATGTAGGTCGACTACCGGGGCCCTCTATTGGTGAGTGTACTATTTACTCCGATAAAAAACTTAGAGTGATTATCGATAAAGAAGTGTTAACCGAAAGCAATCGCCGTCTAGTAGTATTCCATGAGCTTATTCATTGTGTTTTTGATGTCGACCACTACACCGAAGACATCGACATTATGAATACAGATTCAAGCAACGACCAAGAAATCATGAACCACTTTGACTTCTATGTCGAAAAAGTCTTTCGCCGCCTACAAAAAGAAGTGTTTGTTAGGAAGCAATGATGATGGGAAACTTATTCCAATTTACCCCACCATATGTTTTTCATTATCGACTGCCAAATCATAATGAAATAAAACAGCGTTATCTGCCTCAAATAAAAGATTTTTACAAACAGCACCAAAGCGATGCTAAATACAACTGGTCGGCAGTTACGGTGTCGAATATGAAAACAAGTTACCACATTGACAATAATGTATTTTTTGATGCAAATTTTTGCGACCAAGTTATTTATAAAGCAATAGACGAGCTCATTACTTCCCATCCCGTGCTGAGCCAAAAGCAGGTGAAAACTAAAATACAAAATATCTGGTGGAATGTTTATAATCATGGCGATTGTGCAGACTTTCATTCACACGGTTTATCAACCGGAATAAGCGGATTATATGTATTAGAATCTACCGAAAACAATCCAACTACATTTGTTTTAACAAACGGTTTTTATGAAAACGAACTACACAGAACCGACTACGCAGCAGAAGGAAGTATTCTTTTATTTCCGTCATCCCTTGGACATTATGTACCTATGGTGCAAAACGAGCGAACAACCGTTTCGTTTAACGTCCGAACTCTTTTTTAAATATTGCGTTTGATGTAATTTTGGCAAATACTTGAGGGGTAATATCCTGCCCCTTGCTCTTTGAAAACTATATATACCGATTACCCAGCCCCCGCTACTGACTAAAAGTTTTGCACTGTATAACTTTTTTACACTGTTTAAGGTTTGGACACTGTATATTTTTTGTACAGTTGTAAACTTTTTATACACTGTTTAAACATTCGACACACTGTCCACGATTTGGGCATCCCTGTATAAAAATTCGACACACCCTGTTGGCTGGCTGGCCGACTAACAGGCTTGGCACGGAGCTTGCTTAAATTTTATATTTTTGCGCGAGTGCCGATATTAATAATGTGGGAAATGCAGCAAGCAAGCAAGCGCGGCAAACATGCAAGCGCGTGTGTGTTGGCACGCTTCCTGCTAGGATTTAAGGTTTTGGGTTTTGTTCCGATACTAATAATGTGGGAAATGTGTCCCACAAAACAACAGGGGGCTACCATGGCAAAACAAGCAGCTTGGCGCGAAAACATCGAAGTCGTTGCAGCTTACATTGTCGAAAAATTCGGCGGAAACGTTGTCCACAATGCCGCCCTAAAGGAGGCCCTGGTACAGGGACTTCCCGAGCTGTTCCCGGGGGGACGGGCCGATGCGGCTATCGAGTTCCTCGCATCCGTGGACTTTGCATCCTGCTACACCAAGGCCGGCCCCCGGGGCATCGCCCTGCTCGAAGGGATTAAGGACGGTGGCAAGCGTTTTTGGCGAGTCCCCACCACCACGGCAGCCGACGCTAAGCACATGGCCGATGTGGATGCAATGCAAGCCCCCCTCCCCACCAAGGCCCGCCGTTGCATCCGGTTTGGCGAGTATGTGGCTAAGGGCAAGGTAGCGGACGAGGGCTAAGGCCCTCCCCCTCCGGGGGGCTGGCACGGTACTTGCTAGTGTTTAAGTTTTCCGTGGATGTTCCGATACTAAATACAGGGGGGCGGGTAGTTCCCCCCTACAGGAGGATGCTATGGTTAACAGCTTGCTCGAAATTTTGGAACAGTGCCAAATTTCCGTTGCACAGGGTGCCCACGGGAGGAGTGTTATCCACATCCATGCCCCCACGGGGGAGGAGCTTATCCTTGGTACCGACGATACGGGTAACGTCGTCGAAATCCTCCACGCAGGCCCCGGGTCGGTGGAGCAGGGTTTCGAAATCGACACAAAAATGCAAAATTTCCTGGGGCACTAAGCCCCCACGGGAGGTGGATATGGACGAGTTTATTCCAATTTTTATAACCGAAAATGCAACAATCGACGAGTGCCCCGATACGGGGGCAATGTTAATTAAATTTTCCCGTGGGGGCACCACCCTACGGATACACCACGATACCCCGACAAGCGAATTTTGTAAGGTCGAAGTGTTGGAGGAAACCGAGGAGGAGTAACCTCCTCTATTTTTGCCCACGTTTTGGTCGGCTGGCCAGTTAATTTTTGCGAGTCACAAATCTGTTGGCATGGTTTTTGCTATAGCAATCTTTGTGCCAAGGTCGTCTGCGTTGGCTGGCTAGCCAGTTTATTGGTTGGTTGGCCAGTTAATTTGGGCTAGTCACAAATCTTGTCTGGTCTTGTCAGACGCCTCGCCTTAATATAAGCAAGATTTATACCACCAATTGTGCAGACGTCTAGCCCCACCCCCCAAGGAGAGGGGGTGTGTAACATACTGTAACAACCAACTAAATTAAATACCTTTCTGGTTAATTTTTATAGGGATCTGTTTATAGTTTTTGGTTGGTTGGTACCCCAATAAGCAAAATTTCCTAGGCGAATCTTGGACGGACGTCTGGACACAAAAATATTTGGCACGCTATTTGCTTACATTTTAGTTTATTTTAATTGTTCCGATATATATAATGGACAAAACAAGGGAGGAAGCAGTATGGCTAACAATGTTATTGACCTTAACGAGTATCGCAAAAAGAAAACTGAGCCTAAAGAAGAACTTAGATTTGACAACCAACCACAGCAAAATCTTGTACAGACTACGCAACCTATTGACAACAAATTTGATAGAGCCGCCCACAACAAAAGAGTAATGGAGTCTTTTAAGATACAACGTAAGAATCCTACACCCCCACCCCCTCCTAGGGGAGACAAGACTTCGGAGTAACAACTCCGGGTCTTTTTTTTATTTCCCTATAGACGTCTAGGCGATAAGCCGGACCATCTTGTCACAATTCCACCAGACGTCTACAATAAAAACGTAAAGGAATATCTTACAGGCTACCGTTCTTGGCAGCCCATAAGATATTTTTATAGGGGGAATCTATTATTCCCCAATAGCCTCCTCTTTTTGGCGAGCAACATATTCTCCAAAGCGGATATTTACCCGCTTCTTGGTTGGAATAGGAGCAGAAAGCTCTGTGCAGTCGCTCTTGGCAACTACATTGTCGAGCGATTCTGGAACTTTCCAGTAGCGTTTGCCACCATCTTTAATGCCCTCAAGGAAAGCGACTCCTGCAGCGCCCGACTTCTTGGACATTGTGGAGCTAAAATCAACATTGGACAGGAACTCAATGCAGCCATCAGCACGACCCGATGGAAATAGTTCAGGCAATGTGGTGGTCAGGAAGGCTTTAAGTTCTGCATTGTGGACAGTCTTGCCAGCAAAAGCAAGCATGATTGCAGCCATAACTGTATCAACGTGGTCGGTATTTTTCTTGCTAAACATAATAGCACCCCGTTTTTTGTAGTAGGATATATTTCCTACATTAAAGGTATCGGAGCATTTCCAAAAACATTAAATCCTAGCAAGTACCGTGCCAGCCCAATTTTCCCCTATAGTAGATTTTCCCCTGTACAGAAATTTCCCTATAGCAATCTTTATGCCAACAAAATCTGGTCAACCAACCACAAGATGTCTCCCTATAGTCAACAAAAAAGACGTCTAAACCTAGTATCAACTCTAGATGCCTAATCTAATCAACCAACTAAACAGACTTTTTCCTATATATAAAAAGAAATGACACCCCCCAGCAACTAGGGGATGTCTACTAACAGGGGAGTATAGAACTTATTTCCATGCCCCCAGTTCTAAAAGGGGAATAGTGGGATTAATCTTCCCACTCGAAATCTACAAAGTCGTATAAATCATGGATAGTAACACCGTCACCCCATACAGGAATATCTTCTAGTTCGTCGTAAACTTCTTCCATAGTAAAAATCTCCTATAGGGAAAAATTATTCTAGGTCACACAACTCGGCAAATGCAAGATGTGGCTTACTACTAGCTATTCTCAGCGTCTCCTTTACACCGTATTGTTCTACCATTTGCCGCTTTAGCTCTTGAAGTTGCACCTTGGCTTTATTTCTAGCGGTTGTTTCCTCTGTATAGCTTTTGCCTTCTGCTGCATTATGGTAAGATACCGTATTGATCGCTGCTAAAAAGCTGTCTATTAAGCTGTTATTCATGGCTTATTTCCTCCCTCCCTATACTTATCGGCACTATTAAATCTAACTTTAGGGTTATTTTCGACACAAAAAAAAGAAGATCTTTAAGCTAGTAGCGTCTTGGGAGTGGTCAAGATCGCCCTGAGTTTGAAGCTACTTCTGGGCGTTTAGGCTAGAAGTTACTCCCTAAGAATTGATTGCTAAAGCAATCTAGAAATTTCCTTATATATAGATCCTTGGTATAGCGAAGTCCTGTGGCTTGTAACCACTCTTCGTTGGTCGTCTTATAGGCATGAACCCCTTAAAGATATAAAGGTGATTCCGTTACTACCATATGCCCATTAACGATCTATACATCCCACAGATTGGCTAGGTCTTAACCAATTGTTTTCCCCTATAGACATTTTATTGTTTTATTTATTAAAATGATTTATTTGTTCGTTTTTTTAGTTAAAGTTAGATTTGTTTTGGTCGATAAGGATAGGGAAGGAAATGTTTCCTTTAAGGAATAAAACAAGGGGGCCATTATGATTGACCGTGGAATTGGAATGGTTAAGTTGAGCAATGGTAATAAGCTCTTGTTGGTTGGTCGCCCTGATACTTGCTGGCTTGTTGTTGATTGTAATTTTGAATTGGTTGGTGAATTTAATCCCAAGACTCATGGGGCTGGCAATGAGTATTTGGGTTCTACTTCACTAGCTAAATTAGCCGCTGACGGAATATCAGTTTCGGGTGTTCTTGGATTGGCCATCATGGAGAAAATGGTTATTGCTGATAACACCGTGTACCTCGAGAGCCGTGCTGGTAAGAGGGTGGGCTGATACGGGAGGTCTGTATTATGTTGACAGTTAGGTTTTATGATATCGAATGGATCAATCCAACTAAATATGATTATATTTACCAAAGCACTCATGATGAATGGGTGGAGTATTATCAAGCCTGCGATGATTTTGAAGCCTTGCCCAAAGAAACTATTTTTGAACTTGATGACGACTATCACACAGAATACGATGTAGAAAGTGCCCCAGAACACCTGTCAGAAATATATGGCTTTTATGTTAAGAGCGTAAAGGTGGAGTGGATCAGCTAAGGGGGGGTGGATATGATAGTCCGCTTCTACAACATTGTATGGGGGGATGTTGACGAGTCGTTTGACTATGTGGATTACATACGGCCCCGTGACGAACTTCCTAAATCTGTTGTGGGGGAGTGGGCGGAGGGCATTGAGTTTGATGCCGAAGATGCCCCAGAGGTTCTTTCCGAGATCTATGGCTATTTGGTTAAATCAGTCGATGTCGAATGGGTAGATTAACGAGAGGGTCTTATGGAAATTGCCAGAATGCTTCTGCCGATCACGGGCTGTATATTTATAATTGTTTTTTGTATTTGGTTTACTATTAATCTAATAATATTGCCTCTTGTTACCAAAAAGAAACGCCAGATTGTACAAATAGCCTCTTGCGAGGAAGCAGACTTAGTATTGTGTGATGACAATACTTTATGGATGTTCAAACGAGGAGTGTGGTCACGCGTTCCCGATGTCCCGCAAGATGACGAGTCCAAAAAATGATAGTTCGTTTTTATAACATTCAATGGGATTATGGCTGTCCAGATTGTTCTGAGGAAGGCAGCCGCCCAAATGATCTTCCCAATGAACACGTCATGGAGTTTGATGCAAAATTTGATGAAAAAGAAATGAACGACCTTGATTCTTGGCTTGATGCCTTGTCTTATAAATTTAATTGGTGTGTTGATAAAGCAGATATCGAATGGGTGGACTAGGGGGGTCTATGCACTATTTAGTAAGATTCTATAACATCGTCTGGCGATTACCAGAACAACAAGACTTAACCGCATACGACCAACTACCTAAAGAGGTGGTTTTGGATTTGTTTATTGAACCAGAACACAAAAACCAATTTGATGCAAAAATGGCCATCTCATTCCTTGAAATGTACAACTGGTGTGGCGTTGAATCTGTTGACGTTGAATGGGTAGACTAACGGAGAGTCTATGCTTGTAGTTCGCTTCTATAACATTGTTTGGTGCAAGCCCAAACAAGAAGATTACGTCTATCATAGCGGTGAATTCAATTATGGGGGTTGGCAGAGAGATTTGGAAATATATCATCAACTCCCAAAAGAACGCATATTTATCGAACAAGACGAAAAACACGACAAGCTGTTCAACGAACAAGTTGCCGTTGAGTATTTGAATGAATTGTATAGCTGGTACGGAGTAGATTCATTTGATATTGAATGGGTGAATTGATGGGAATGATAATTCGAATCTTTAATATCGAATGGTCGGAAGACCCTATCCATGAATACTACCTTCGAGACACTACTTCCTTGCCTAAAGAAGTCGTATGGACGGAAGAACAAATCCCCATGCTTGCTCAATTTGCTCAATACAAATGGCGGGCAATAAGAATTTTGATAAATGAATTTGGCTACGAGATCAAAAATTTTGATTACGAATGGGTCAGTTAATGTTCATAAATTGTCAATTTATCGACAAATCCATTCTTATGTGTCGATGAAATAAACATATCCTAAAGTTAGATTGTATTGTTCCGATAAGTATATATAAGGAACAAAGGGTGGTCTTCATGAAAGTTTTTATGGTGTATCGAATGAGAATCCATCATGATATGGATGTTATGGGAAACGTCACCCGATTTCCCGATAACTGGTTTGACGACTTTGTTTTCTTGCAAGAAAAAGATGCTCTTAAGCGAGTAGAACATCTTACCGAGGCTCATAAGTCTTTTTGTGAAAGATACAAAGAAAGAGAACATTATGAATTTAGCCACATTCAACTTGAATTAAAAGGAAGCTGGATAGACGTATGAAAGCCTATATGGTTTTATTTGACGGAGCAGGATGGGAGTTTGTTGACGGCCTAGAATCCACAATTTTCCTTCAAAGGGAAGATGCCGAGCGCAAACTAGAAGAAGTTCGACAAAGTCACATACAACAATGTAAAGAAAAAGGTTGGGATTCTTATGCCCATCGCTATGATATTGAACAGTTTGATTTAGTCGGTAGTTGGGTAGACGTATGAAATACGATCTTCCCGACCACCTAAAAATATCTGAACAGGATAAAAAGATCCTCAAAGAAAAAGCAGAACGCTTTGTGCAGCAGTTATTGGAGAATACCGACCTTCCGCTCCCAACAAACATAATCATTCCAGCAGATGGTATTCCAATATCAGTCAGGTGGAGATTTAATGGTAATGGGGAAGACGGATACCAGTCTATTCTTTTAGAGTTTTATCAGACGTCGATAGCACCGTATGCCTATTTTCTAGAAGAGTTAACAGATCCAGTGTTTCGACATATTTTATATGAATTTAGGGCAGATCGTTGCTACGAAGATTTGCCAATAATCAAAAAACTTATGGTGGACATATATTCTCGTGTTATCTAAAGAATTAGGCAAACAAATTGATAGCCTTGGCTCAGATGGATGGGCTGTTGACCAGAAAAAGAAAGTAAAATTGTTTCTTTCTGAACTATTATCCGGTGGTTTGCCGCCACCAGAAGTTGGTGCCAAAGATGAACGTATATTTGTTCAATGGGATGATTTAGGTGTTGCAATCAACTTCCGTTATCACGACTGGCTTGAAATTTACTTGATCGCAAGCAATTATCCTGCGGGCGTTTCTCTTTTTGATGTTTATAAGCCAGAACAAATTAATCATTTATTAACAAAACATTGGAAATATGAAGAGGTTTTAAAAATAA